ATGAAATTTTATATCGGCGTGCTATACTTGCTTATCGGAGGTTCAATCTTCGTTTGGTTTGCAAATTACATGGTAGAAATGATCGAAGACTTCCAAGACGGAGGTTGGGTATACTTCCTAGCAGTGGTTGCAACATGTATCGGCATTGGTTTCTTATTTTCTTAAACTAAATTAAATTAGTTCTTGACAAGAAGAAACAAAGTGGGTATAATATTCTTATGAAAAAAAGATACAAGAAATTTAACATTGACCGCTGGACTGAACGCAAAAACGCACAGTACAAGAAAGATTCAGATATGGTATGGTTTATGTTGAAGCATCCTATCACTTGGTTGGTAGGTGCTATGATCGCTTCGGTCGTCATAGAACTTTTAAAATAAATTAAATTAGTTCTTGACAAACCTAACCAAATCGATTATAATATATGTATTATGAAAAAGATTATAAACAAAATAAAACACTACTTTAAAAGGAATAAAACAATGGCAACATCAAACTACACAGAAGCAATGACAGAGAAAATGATTGCAAAATACAGCGCAAACCCAACAAGAGACACAGTTGATGCGCTAGCAGAAGAACTTGGCAAAAATGCAAGAAGCGTGATCGCTAAGTTATCAAGAGAAGGTGTCTACAAAGCACAACCTAGAGTGACTAAAAGTGGCGAACCAGTAGTAAGAAAAGCAGAATTACTAAAGTCTATCGAAAGCACATTAGGTCAAGAGTTTCCTTCCCTAGTGAAAGCCTCCAAGGCTGACCTCCAAAGATTGATTGACGCAATCTCTTAATAAAAGTCAAGGATTGATTACCCTAAGTAATCCACTTTGAAGTAAGTATTCGATGCAGACAGAAGCATGTCGGACAGAAGGATTACCGAGTTCTACCTCAACATGCTAGAGTCGGTGTGAAAGTTTGAGTAGACATTGAATGCTTACTTCAAAGTGAAAGCAAGAAATTTAAAAAACTTCTTGACAAATAGTTTCAATGTGTGTATAATATCCTTATATTATGAAAAAAGAGGGAAATTGATGCGAAGGCATCGAGTTTCCTCCCCGAAAGGGGTCAAGGAAAATGATTTAAATTTCTTCTTGACAAATGGTTTCAAAGTTGATATAATATATATTCAAAAACAAAATGGAAATAAAAGTAATGAAGCAAAGGAAAAAATAAATGTTCCAGCTTCGGCGGAAAAATAATCCTTTCATTACTTACCCAGTGAGGCGTCACGTAAAAAACTGCCGACTGCTCTTTTAACATTGTGAGAATCGTTAATAGTAAACAATGTTCGCTTTTGATAGTCGCATACAGACACATTTTCCGCAGCAAAAAGAGAGTGTATGCCCGATGAACCGATCGGTAAATAGTATAGTGGATACCTTCAGTAAGTCCATACTCTCCAACATCTTGTTTGGAGTAGATTCAGGCAGTAAGCAAGAAGACTACGAAGCGAGGACTCGGCACTTTATCGAAAGTATAAAATCGGTTTGTTTTACTGCATTTCTGGACGACACGACCTTCGGGTTTAAAAATGCAGAGGTAATGGACGCCAGATATACCAAAATATCAGGTAGAGTGAGGAAACCACGCTGACACCTTACGCAACAATATAGCAGACAGGATTATACCTTTGGTAGACCCAACTTGGCTATTGAGCAAGGTTAAAACAAGTAGAAAACCAGTCTACTCTGGTAATGGCGAGATTCAGCTTTAGCTGTCAACCCAACCTTGAAGTAGCAAACGGGCAAGGAGTTAGAATACAGAGAACTCCACCGCTTATCTGCGAGGATATCCCACGCGTGTAAACGAGAGTAGGGTAAGAGGGGCAGAAAGCACTGATACATAATGACGAACTGCAGACTTGGAACAGTATAAAAGCTAAGCGTACAACCTGTGATAGGTTCGTGATTAATTCCGACACGACACAGTATAATAAAAAGAAACGCGTTTTAATGGGGAGGTCATGACTCCCCATTTTTTTGTCCCCAATTCACACACATCAAAATTTCTTACCATAACTTAAAAAAGTTCTTGACATTTTTCCCAAAGTCGAGTATAATATATTTATACAAAAAAGGAGAACAAATGACAAGATTACAACTACAGCAAATCGAACTGAATAAAATCGTAGAGAAAGACTTCGGCAGAGTAGCAGTCATATTAGAAGGACGCGACACTGCAGGCAAGACTGGAACAATCCGTGAGTTAACTCACTATCTACCAACAAGTAAGTATTCGATCTCATTGTCAGCAATGCCAAGTGATTGGGACATGAGTTTCTGGTTCGAATCTTGGGAAAAGAAAATGCCTAGCGAGAATCAAATTGTTTTCTTCGACAGAAGTTGGTACAGCAGAGCAATGGTGCAACGACTAAATGGTTGGTGCAGCGACGGCCAGTACGAACACTTCATGGAAAATGTACTAAAGTGGGAGGAGAAACAGAATGTGACCTTCATCAAACTTTGGTTAAGCATCAGCGAAGAAGAACAAGCAAAGCGTATAGGTAACAGACAAGTATCTCCTCTAACAAAGTGGAAGTTCTCTCCTAATGATGCAGTATCACTATCAAAGTACGATCAGATGACTCTGCTGAAGGAGAGAGTATTCACAACACTTGGTGAGTGGCACAGCATTGACTACAACGTCAAAGAAGAAGGTAGACTTGCACTCATCGAAAAAATAGTAGATATTTTAAATTAGTTCTTGACAAATAGAATAAAGCGAGTATAATATACTTATAAACAAAAAAGGAAACCACATTTTCCTAACTGAATGAGTGTGGAGGTTATGTCTAAACATACTGCCGAGGGATGAAAATGCCCTCCCCGATTTTAACAATTTAATATAGGAGAACAATATGCCAACGAAATTTAAACCAAGTGCAAAGAAGTACATCAGAGGTGTACCCGCAGGTAAACTTCCTACAGAACACTTTTACATAAAACAAACACCAAAGGAAGAACTATTTGCCTACATCAACAGCGGTAGCAGAGCAAAACCAAAAATAAGACAAAAGTGCCTAAACGAATTAGTACGTAGAGGTATCAAGATCGAGTGGGTGGAGGTGCAATCATGAAGGCATGGAACGCAGTACACAAAGGACACAAAAAGAAAACAGCACAGGGCGATTCACACAACAGAATCAGTCTTAACATGAACAAAAGCAAGAAGCGTTCGTTCAAAAAGTATAGAGGTCAAGGTAGATAATGGAAGTACTATTCTACACAGTAATGATTCTATGGGGTTTATACCTTGTAGTGACCGAAGACATCGAAGATGTAAGGAGGGACTTTCCATGGGTGAAGTAATAAAATTCCCTAGTAGGAAAGCGATTGAGAACAAAGACATAGTAGCAAGTCTACATGTAGAGATAGAATCGTGCGAGCAGTTGCTAAAAGAAGCGTTGGAACACTTAGAGTATCTAAACGATGAAATAGCAATGCTCACGCACGAACACACCAAATTATTAGAAGATTTAATGAGAATAACAAGCGAGGACAACAATGAGAAATTATAGACATTTTGCCGTAGGAATGAATGCAAACGGCAGTACAATAAAAAGAATAGTTAAACCTACAGACTTAGAAGCGTACACTCCACAGTGGCATGGAAGTCCAAGGTTTGAAAACCCAAAGTACTACAACATAGAGTTGGCAGACGGCAGGGTAATTAAAGACACAGAATTAGTAGTAGAACTACCAGAAATGGAGGCGGTACAGTGAGTAAGATTAATGATTATGCGAGATTCGTAGACTCCTGTACTTCTGAAACAAGTAAAGATACTAGCAAAATGTGTGCTAGGTTAGACAATCTCATGGGCAACCACTCAATATTTCAAGGAAAGATAGTAGAGTGCGAAATTGACATGGCAAGATTAATGACTGCTCTCATCGGAATGATGGCAGAGAGTGGTGAGTTTGCTGAAGTAGTAAAGAAAAAAGTATTTCAAGCAGACAGTAAGTTTAGTGAAGATGAAATATTCCATATGAAAAGAGAACTGGGCGACGTACTTTGGTACTGGGTGCAGGGATGCATCGCGCTCGGTTTCACTCCAGACGAGGTTATGGACGAGAACATCAGAAAATTAGAAAAGAGATACCCAAACGGATTCGAAGTAGTAAGATCGGAAGTAAGGGAACAGGGAGACATATAGTGCTAGATCTAATATGGAATATCCTTGCAATAATAGGAATAATAACAGTAGTAGGTATTCTAGCAAGTATCTACGTGATAAGGGAGAATTTAAAATAATGGCAAACCATGTATATTTTACAATAAATTTAGAAGGAGTTGATGAGAACGACTTCAACGAGAATGTCACTAGAATCAAGGGCAAAAGACTTGACTATGATGGCAATGAATACGAGTGGGAGGACTATGATTATATAGAAAACCAACCATTTATGGGTAATGTTACCAAGACTTTTGACGAGAATGGAGACTTAGAAGGTGCATACGACTGGTACTGCAATAACGTAGGTGCAAAGTGGTGTAATATCGAGGAAATGGAGGACTGCTACATTTCAGGATATTCAGCGTGGAGACAACCAATAGAGTTAGTACTAAATCTAATAAACTATTTTTCAAATAGGTATGACACTCATGTAAGTGCTACTATGACCTATGAAGATGAGTTTAGAAACTTTATGGGTAAGCAGTACTATGACTGCGATGGACCACTAACAGCAGATGATAAGTATGTAGCATACGAAGGTGAGTACTATGAGACAGATCATACTGAACTAATGGAGGAGTTTAATAAAAGATTTCCTTCAATAGATACAGATGCTGAGGACTTTGATTATTGGGAAGAAGTAAAGATAGGCGGAGATACAATACTACCTAGCGAAGTAATAGACGAGATTGCTGATGAGTTCTGGAGTAAAGTATGACGCAGTACAAAGACTTAGTAGAAAAACGAAGAATTATGATAGCCGCTGAAGCGTGGGGTGAAAGAGTAAAAGAACACTATGCTCAGACAGGAGAAGGGTATCATATTACCTATAACAATGGCAAAGTAGTTAGGGTCGAAGGTAGTAGTAAAGTGATTGTAAAACTACCAGACCCTATCGAAGATCTCATAGATAACTATGAAAGGAGCGGAGAATGCTAACAATAAGCGAAGGACTAAAGATTGCAGTAGAACATGACTATGAAAACAATGAAAAACTAGGCATTTCTAGAGCAGATAATATTAAAATTTTAACCAAGAGATGGTTGCTGGAGAGAAAAGAAGTATTAAATATAATTAATTCAGTACCCACCGAAGATGAAGGACTAGGAGAAATAGTATGAGTGCGAACTATACGCAAGAGCAAGTAGATCATATGGTAGAGGCATATAAAGCAAGACCTAACAGAGATACAGTAGATATGTTAGCTGAGGATTTGAATAAGAGTGTAAAATCTATCATAGGAAAACTAAGTAGAGAGGGAGTCTATGAAAAGACTGTCTATAAAACAAAAACAGGGGAAGACCCGATAACAAAAAAAGAATTAGTAGTAGAACTAGCAGAGTTGCTAGAGTTAGATTATAATAAAGTGGCGGGGCTAGAAAAATCTCCCAAAGCAGATCTTAAGCTATTACATGAAACAATAAAAGGAGACTACGAATGAGGTATGCTAAAGTATTACCAAACAACCAAAAACTGAGGGATATTATCAATAAGTATGGACAGTACTTTGAAGTAGTAAATGAACCTAGAGTTCTACCCCAACTGAAGAATCAAATGGCGATCACTCTGAGAGACCCAAACTTCACATTCACAACAGAGGTTCGTAATATACGAATCGTTCAACCAGATTAAAGCTACAGCGGGTGCTCTACGGGGCATCCAAGCCCGTAGCGGGTGTTCTACAGAC